TCTGAACAAAGTTGTCAGCATTAAGGCAAGCGTCTACGTTGCTCAGAATCTCTTTGCTTGTAAACACATCAGGCGCTTTCTCGCCATTTTTAATCTCTTTACCGTTAACGATGTAGATGGCTTGCCATTCTTTATCGGTTTCCTTGCGCTTCCAAGGCACTAAATCAGGGTGAATGACGTGACTGCCACACCCTGTGCGTTGAAAATCTACAGGTATTTCATTGGCATCGTGACGCTCACATCGCCACGTTGAATCTTCTAACGGGGTTACATTGGCGCAAGTGCGACAGTTTGACTCTTTAGTTGGCTCTTGCTTATGACAAAACTGGTAAGCGTCACAAAATTTGCACTCGTACCAACTTGGGTCAGTGCTAATAGGAGGTGGCAGACGCTCCTCCAGTGCTAATCTTTTGCCTCGTGCTATGGCTTTATCTGCTGCTTCCTTTTTATAGTGCACACGCTCGGTATAGATGCGGTCATCGTCTTTACACACAGCTAGGTAAAATGCTCGGTCTATGTTTGTGCCTTGCATATAGACCTGCATCTGCACCCAGTGCATAGGCTTAGACTTCTTAACGCCGTTCTTAACCATGTCATCAAACGACTTCTTGCTATGGGTCTTAAACTCAGCAACATGACGCTTGTTTGGTGCTTCAGGCAAGCCACCTTCAATCACGCCATCAATGCTACCTGACACATGAGCGCCAAAATTGACCCGTGCTTGATTTTCATTGGTGTTTCTAATATCAACACCAATATCTCTTAAATCACGCACAATAGTTGTTTCTTCCATTTGCCCACGCCTAAATAAGCGCAACACACGACCAGGGAACTGGGGCAACACAGCCCACCTAAAGGACAGCCACAGCCATCTGTCGCAAGGGTGTCCTAGAGTGCTTGCACCCATGTGGGGGCGGGGTAGATCTGCTATCTTTTCGTGATGAGCGTCAATCAAATTTTGCACGTTGTGCATCGGCTCTGGTATAATCATTTTCATCTCCTTGGGTGTAAATCCCAACTTTGCCCCTAGCCAAAACTAGGGGCTTTTTTTGCTTACTTCGCTTTTTGCCAAGGGGGTGCAGCTTTAGCTGGATCAGTGGTCTTTGATGCTGGCGGTGCAAAAGACGCAACAGGCTTGCTACCTTCTATTGCCTTGTAGCCTTTAACCTCATTAGAAGCACCGTATTGACCATCTGCGGGTTTAACAGTTACCTTGATAGATAAGTTCCCACCGATTAGTTGATCGGTATTAGTTACACGAGCCAAACCAATTGCTCGCATGATGTCACCTAAGTTTTGACGACCAATTTCCTCAGCCTGTGAGTTTTGATTGCGAATGTTAATGTTGCTAAACAACACACGACCTTGACTTGTATCACCCGTAATGTCAAAGCGAATCTTGATGTACTCGCCTGTGCCATTCTTCGTTTGCTTGACTTCTGCACTATGCACAAATGCTGTGTACCAACCAGAAGGTACAAGGTCATAGTTGCTTGTGCCAACGGGTAATTGTTCTACATCAAATTTTTGGTTAAGTTCCATAATTTATTCCTTTGGGATAATAATTGAAAATGAAGGGCGACCCGCTTTGGCGGTGATTGCCTCAGCCAAGTAATTGGTAATTTCTGTACTTGTTGCCTTCCAGACTGCTGCATTGATTTCAGGCTTCCATCTAAAGAGGCTAGGCAAGTGATCGCTTAAGCCATGCAAGTTTGCCAATTCTTGTAACTTATCTGAATCAACCTTGCGGGTAATGCGACCTTCAATCTTTAAACCTAAACCTGAATCGGGTTTAAAGCTCTCAGTGCCATCAAAGTTCTCAGGCACACCTAGCAATGAAAGAATCTTGTCTTCACAAGACCTGCGCTCTTTTAAAGCTAATTCTTCTTGCTTTTTGCTTGTTTGCCATAGGTTTACAAGATCTTCGATTGCCTGACTCATTTTGCACCTCCAATCTTTGCAATAATTGCTGATAAGTCTGGCGCTTCCCATGCGTCTAACTTGCCTGAACGATCTTTAGCAAGCCAAATGCCGTCTGAGTCACACATCAAAGCACGTTGACTATTTCCGTCTGCGTCTTTCTCAACACGCAGTGCAAGCACTTCGTCAAAAAAGTACGGTAATAGCTGACCAGTTTTATTGCCTGGCATACTAGGTGCGTAAAGTAAGCGACCTATTTCATCTTGTGACTTCTCGCACTTAGCTGTGAAATAAACGTGCTTGCCTGGTATGTCACGAAAAGCACGAATGATGTCAGCCATTTGCTCTTGCATAGCGCCATAAGCCTGCCTTGGGTCTTTGGCAATCTTTTTTTCATAATTCAATACCACTTCAGCAATTTCAGAGATTGAATCGAGTGCAATAGACTCAAAACTTATACCCTCCTCTGATTCTGTCAACCACTTATACGCTTCCATCAAAGTTTCGTAAGAGTTAACTTCTACATAAGGCAAGTTTGCATCTTGTATAGATAGCAAGCCACCTTCGGCAGACAGCACAACAGGGTTGGGCAAAGTAGGGATAAGTGAAGTCTTGCCAGTGCCTGCATTGCCGTATACAAGCATCTTCACACCATTGGCAGATAAGGCACTTGTCAACTTTAGGTTAATAGCCATTTTTAGTTCCTTTTGTATCACTGGTCGGACAATCCGTTTAGTGAGTGTTGATAATTTAACAAATTAAAGTTATGATGTCAAATAATATTTTAATTTATTTATAAGGAGTTTTAAAATGATGTCTTTAAATGATATTGTACTAGCATTGCATGATAGAAAACCTACGATTGTGGCTCAAGAGGTTGGCTTGTCATATCAAACTGTTTGGCGCATATCAAGGGGTGACGCAACAAACGTGACCTATGAAACGGCTAAGAAATTATCTGATTATCTACAAAAAAAAGGTGGGAAATAACTGCAAGAAATTTAACAAAAACAAAACGTGAGTGAATTTATGTCAACAATTACAAAATTAGAAGCTGCTTTAGCCTATGCGGCATGGGGCTGGTATGTCTTGCCAGTCCTGCCAAATGGCAAAGTTCCAGCCACTCAACACGGAGTAAAAGACGCAACAATAGACGAAATTCAAATTGCTAAATGGTGGGCGCAAAACCCAGATTACAACATCGGCGTTGCAGCAGGAGAGCGCTCAGGCATTGTTGTCTTTGACGTAGACCCAAGAAACGGTGGCGATACTTCATGGGCATCTTGGCTTGAAACAAACGGCGAAACACCAGATGGGGTTATGCAATTAACAGCAGGTGGCGGTTTTCATCACATTGGCGTTTACAACCCAGAGATCAGATCATGCAAGCTCACAGAAGGCGTGGACTTACTTTCAGATGGTCGTTACTTTGTGGCTTTTCCATCAACAATTGAAGGCAGAAATTACCAATGGGAAGCATCATCTGACCCTTTTGACGGTGTTGTTCCTTTTAATGTGCCTGACACATGGTTGCAAGCATACACAGCTATGAAAAAGCCTGAAACAAGGCAAGGTGCGACAACTGGCGGTGGTTTGATACAAGGTAGCAGGAACAGTGGCTTGACATCTCTTGGGGGCGCTATGAGGCGCTACGGCATGACCGAGGCTGAGATTATGGCAGCGCTTGCCATTGCAAACGAAACACGCTGTGAAATACCCTTGCCATCAAGTGAATTAGCTCAAATTGTTCGCTCTGTTTCTAGGTATGAGCCAGAGACAGACGTAGCAGCCTCTGTCGCTATTGGGCATGATGCAGCCGAGGCAATCTTGGCAGCAATGACAGCACAGGTGCATGAGTATTATTTTACCAGGGCAACGTCTTATCTTGGGCAACCATCGCCCCTTAAATGGGTGATAAAAAATTGGATACCAGACAGTGGATTAAGCATGGTTTACGGCGAATCGGGTTCTGGCAAGACATTTATTACACTAGACATGGCTTGCCACATTGCTGCTGGAATTGATTGGCACGGTCATAAAACCAAAAAAGGTGTCGTGGTTTACATGGCTGGTGAGGGAAACTACGGAATCAGACAAAGGGTAGCCGCATGGTGCAAAACTTACAATATTGAAAGATTGGACAATTTACTTATTTCAAACAAAGCCATTGATATTGACACGCCACAAGCTGCTGCACAGATTATTAATGCTGTGCGCGAGCTGACCTCTGAAGATGCTCAAGCAATATTTATTGACACAGTAAACAATCACATGAGTGGTGATGAAAACACCGCTAAAGACACCCGCATTATGGTTAACTCATGCAATGTAGTCGCTCGTGCATTGTGTTCAAGCGTGTGCCTTAACCATCACACAGGTCATTCTGGTGACTCTAAGCAAAGAGCGCGAGGCTCAAGCGCTTGGAAAGCATCATTAGATTCGTCTTTGCTCGTATCTAAAAACGATGACGTTATTGAAATTTCATGCACTAAGATGAAAGACGCAGAAGCTCCCGCCCCGTTCTTTGGCAAGATTGAGAGCGTACCGTTAGGCTGGTTTGATGAAGATGGCGATGAGATTAAGGGGGCGGTCTTTTTGATTGATGAAAACCAACCTGAGCGCAAGACAAAAAAAGAATCTCAAGTTGCTGGCGACATAAAGAAATTTACTAACGCTTGGTGGCACTCAGGGGCAGAAGATAAGAACGGTTTACCCTATTTATCTCGTAGTGCATTGCTTGATTATTTGACAACAAACGATGGTTTAGCAGAATCTACAGCTAAAACATATGCTCAAGAAAGCAAAAAAGGTAGGTTGATTTATAACTTATTGAACGCTGAAATTATTAAATCGCATGAACATGGTTGGGTTGTTTCTGACAATGTTACGGGTTCTGTTTTAATTCTTAGACGGTCTGAAAAGTAGGGTGGGACAAGTGGGACAGGACAGGACAAAGTGGGACATTTGTCCTTTCGACAAGGCGAGATTACCCTGGGACAGGACAGGACACACACCTATAGGTGTGTCCCATTTGTCCCAGTAACGATGTGCAATTTTTTAAGTTAGGGGATAGGTATGAATATTTGTAACAACTGTGATTCAAAAGATTTAAAAATTGGAATAACTAAACTAATATCAGGTTCGACTGTTTACCCAATTTATTGCCAAAACTGTAAAACAGTGTTTCCAAAATATGTAAAGAAAAAGTTAGCCATTGAGTATGCTGCAAAGAATGGC